AAGTTGGCATGGCGCAGGTCGGCGACCAGTACCGGCGGGACGCGGAAGATTCGGCAGACTTCCTCGACGCTGAACTGCCGGGATTGCAGCCACTGTGCATCCTCGTTGCTCATGCTCAGTTGCTGGTAGGTCAGCCCGTTCTCAAGGATCGCGGTCTTGCCGCTGTTGCCGGTGCCGCTGAACTGTCCCTGCCAGCTCTCACGCAGCCGCCCGATGGAGTCGTCGGTCATGACGTGCGGGGTTTGCAGGACGCCCGACAGGCGCGCTCCGTTCGCCCATGCCTTGTTGCCGTGTTCCTGCGCCGCCAGGACACCGCCCAGCATCTCGCGTGCCACTTGGATGCGGGACTTGCCGACGATGCCGTTGTCGGTGCGGTCCTTCAGGTGCAGGACTTCATCGGCCAGCAGCGGCCGGACCTTGCCGGTCTGCGGGTCGGCCACGTCATACCGGATGCGACCGCTCGGCAGTTGCAGGACGGTGACGTTGCGCGGATGGATCGGCTCCAGGCTGATGACGTTGCCGGCCGCGTCGGAATGGATCTCCGCATAGCCGTTGCCCCACAGCAGGACATGCGCGGTCAGTTGCTCCCGGAACTCCAGCGCGGTCTGGCGTGCGTTCGGTTGGTCGTGCAGGACGCGATACAGCGGATGCTGATTCGCGCGCTGGCGGTCGCCGTTGACTTCGTTGCGGTACAGCAGCAGCGGCAGTCCGCCGATGGTCTCGGCGATGCTCTGCACGCAACTGAAGACGGTGGAAATGGTCTCCGCGTTGCCGGGCGATACCGGCAGGCCGGCGGACGTTCCGGATGGAATCAGCGCCGCCCAGGACGGGTCAGGCTCTGCGCGGGTTTCGATCTTTCGGCTCCAGGGCCACTTCATCGCACGGTCTCCAGCCATGCCCGGCGCGTGTCCAGGGTGAACATCTGGATCGGCCGGTGCCGCAGGGATACTTCGGTGTTCGCGTAGGCCGGCCAGCTCTGCACGATGCTCACTTCGTGCAGCTCGACGCTGCGCAGCTCGCGCTGGTCGCCGTTCCAGTGGTCGCCATCCTTCGGGACGGTGAACCCGAAACTGCATCCGCCCAGGTCGCCACGTTCGGCCAGTGCGATCAGGTCGCGACCGGCTTGCGTCTCGGGCAGGCTCAGCGTGAACGCTAGGCCGTCCGCATCCTCGCGCAGCTCCAGCGTGCCGGACTTCGTGCGGCCCAGCAGGCAGTCGGGCTTGTGGTCCAGCAGTGCCAGGATGTCGCGCCCGGAATCCAGCGATGCGCGGAATGCGCCGGCCTTGATCGTCTCGGTGAACGATCCGATGCGCGCCTCGGTGCCGAAGCGCGCAACATAGCCGGTCAGCTTGCGACCGCTGGCAGTGACGCCAGCAGCCGCGCGCCGCTCAAGCTCAGGCAAGGGCCGGGACATCATCGGCCCAGACGAACGCTTCTTCGTGCCGGATTGCGACATCGCAGGTCGCCATCGCCCGGATCAGGACGTTGCCCTTGGTGTAGGCCGTTTCACTGTACGGATTCACCAGGATGTCCAGCTCGCTCCAGATGCCCAGCAGCACCTGCGACCAGTCGCCGAAGATGGCGGAACTGTTGCCGCTGGAGTCGGCCGGCGGAAGCTGATTCGTGGTGTGCGCGGTGTACCCGCCCAGCTGGCCGTCCTGCATCAGGAAGCCCGCGCCGGCATCGCCGGTCACCTTCAGCGTGTTGCGCAGCTTCGCCTTGGCCGGCCGGCGTTGACCAGCCAGTTGTGATTGCCCAGGGCGTTGGCGGTCTCCACGCCCTCGATGATCTGCCAGCACCTGCGCCCAGGTCGGGCCGGCCAGCGTGCCGTTGGCGGTCGCCAGCGTGGCGGTCACGCCGTCCGGCTCGTTCGCGCCGCCACCTTCGATCAGCGCGGAGTCGATGGCCTGCGCGATGGCGAAGCTCATGTCGTCGCGCAGCAGTTGCTCGATGCTCGGGTCGGACTGTTGGATCAGCTGGCGGCTCATCTCCGACAGCGCGCCCACATGCTTGGGGGTCAGGGCGACGTTGCCGAAGGTCATGTCCGAAGGGGTCAGTGCGGAGTTTTCCGCGACCCATCCCGACACCACGCTGGTGCCGTGCTTTGGAATCGACACGTTGCCGCGCAGTCCCGACAGCACGCGGACGCCCAGGCGTCGGGCCAGCAGGTTGTTGCGCAGTGCGCCGATGTACTGGTCGCCGCGGTGGTCGTCCGGCACCAGGTTGGCCGCGCTGGTCGTGGTGTTGACGCGCCGCTCGATGGCGGCCATCGGCATGTAGATGCCCTGCGCCGGTCGGCCGTTGCGCTTGGCAATCTCGGCGTTGTATTCGGCCTCCGCACCATCCAGCGGTCGGCCCTCGACGGCGGCCTGCACGATGCGTAGCACGCTCACGCGCTGCTCCAGTTGCTCCAGCTGGCGTTCACCCGTGCCGGCAATGACGGTGCCGGTCTGCCGGCGCTCGGCATCGTCCAGGAACTGCGCTCGGGCTTCCTGCGCCTCCAGGTCGGTGATCTCGGCCTTCAGGGCATCGAACGTGGCGGATTCGTCGGCGGTCAGGGATCGCTTCTCGCCTTCGGCCTTCGCCAGCAGCGTGCGGGCTTCGGTCGTTTTCGCGGCCTTGCGCTCGCGAAGGGCTTTCAGGGTCATGCGTGTGTCTCCGGGACGGGTGAATGGGGATTCCCGGAACTCCATTTACATGCACCAGTTTTCACCCGCAAACGTAAGCATTGGCAGCAGATGGCACCTCTTGGCGCTTGTTGTGACTGCTAGGGATAGACGCATGAAATGCGCAGGAATTAAAACTGGTGCAGTGGTGCATTTGTAGGGGTTGCACCAGTTGCACCAGTTTTTCACTTGCACCATTCGCAGCCTTCGCCGTCGCACCTCGCGCAAGGATCGGCCTTGCCGCCTTTCACTACGGACAGCTTCGGCCGGCCACCCTTGTTCCTCGGCTTCGGTGTGTAGCGCCCTTCCTTTTCGGCTTTCTTCAGCCCGCGGACCACGGTGGAGTGATTCACGCCCAGCTCCCCGCCAATCTCCCGTGCGGACAATCCCAGCCCGGCCAGCTCGATCATTTGCGCTTCGCTGGCGTCCGACACGGCGCGCAGCGTCCAGGACTGCCGGCCATCCTTCCCGGTCTCCAGCATCGCTTCCACGGGTGCCACGTCTTCGCCGTACAGCGCGCGGGCTTTCTCGAAGTGAACCTCGAACCGTGCGCCTTGATCCGGCGTGTAGTCCGCCGGCCTGCGCAACGCGATGACGGTATCCAGCAGGTCTTCGCGCTTGGACGTGCCACGCTGCTGCCCGGTCTTCCCTGCGTGGTGAATGAAGACCACGCTGCGCCCGCTGCTGCGCATCCGCAGCGCCCATTCGGCCACCGGCTGCCAGCTCTCGCCCTCGTTTTCCTTCCCGCCGCGCACCAGCGCGGAAATGTTGTCCACGATGATGACGCCCGATTCAGGCGCGGCGGCCGTCACTTCATCCTGCCCCGCATAGGTAAACAGGTTCGGCATGATGCCGTCCGGTTGCAGGTCTGGCGTCATGAACAGCAGGCTCCCCGGTTCGGCCGGTCGGTCTGCACTCTCGGCAATCCTGCGCAGCCGGTCGCGCAGGTCTGCGCCGGGCATCTCGCCGTCCAGGTACAGCACCGGGACGGGCTTTTCAGCACGCCAGCCCAGGAACGCGCCACCGGACGCCAGCGCGTAGGCAATGCCCAGCGCGACATGCGTTTTGCCGACGCCACGCGGTGCGTACAGCATGGACAGGGACTGCGACAGAAGCCACGGGGACAGCAGCCGTTCCCGCGGCGGGAAGTCAGCCGCCAGCAGCCCGGCGGCGTCCACCACAACCGGCGCGGAAACTGGTGCAAGTGGTGCATGACCGGGTGGCGCACCAGTTGCACCAGTTCTTTGCTCCACGTCTTCGCGTGCCAGGTCTTCCAACGTCCGCGCGGTCATTGGCGCACCTCCACCAGTGCATTGCGCGCCTCGGCGATGCGTTCCTCCGCCTTCACCAGCCGGCAGTAGTCGTTCCAGTCCAGCGGCTCATCCCGCAGCACCTTGCCTGCTGCGATTTGGACGATGGCCGACTCCAGCGCCAGGACGGACAGCGCCGACGCCCAGCCGGCCTCACGGATCGCGCGCCGCGCTTGTCGGCGTTCCTCGGGACTCTCCGGCCAGTGCCGCGGCGGCATGATGTCCGCCCAGGCCAGCCCGACCGCCTCCAGGACTGCGACAGCCTTGCAGCCGCCGAAACAGTGCAGCAGGACTTTTCCATCACGCTCGGCGATGGTGACTTTGCGGGACGTGCCGCCGCACGCGGGACACTTCGCGCGCCAGCCGTTGCCGGACTTCTGGACGCCCTCCAGGCGTTGCAACAGCGGCTCCGCAGTGGCACTCTGGACGTGGAAAGTCCGCCTGCCAGTTGACATTCCAGAAGCCCCGGCCCGCCAGCCGGGGTTTCGTTCGTTTGGGGGAGTCAATGCGCGGCCCTCCCGTCCAGAATTGAATCGACTTCGCGCCAGACTTTGACTCGATCCGGCTCCGGAATGGACCGGATGATGCGGTGAAACAAGTCCAGGGCTTGCCCATCCGTTTCGCTTGGCGGCTCGGCCAGGAATCGGTCCATCGGCCACACGTCACGCAAAACCGCGACACTCACGAAAAGAATCAGGCGGCGCAGCTCCGGCATCCCGTCCGCGATCTCGCACAACGCGGCCACAGAATCGGCGCTCATGCTGCGACCTCCACAGCGCCAGCACCGAAGCCGGTATTCAGTCGGTAGGGCGTCAACAGCCGCTGCGCGGCCACCCTGCGATGATCGTTGCTCTCCGGGTCGCCCATGTCGGCATGGACCTGCGCCAGCACCATGCAGGCCATCGTTACGTCCGGCGGAATGCCCGCACTGCCGAAGTCGGTTTCGGCATCCATGCCCAGGAAGTTGTTGGCCTCCGCAGTCGCCGAGTCCAGGGCCTGCTGGAAGGTCAGGTCCAGGTCAGTGGTGGCCTCTCGCATGTACAGCTTGAAGTCGGCCAGGCTGGCGATGCTCATGCGGCCACCTCGCGGCGGTTGGCCTGCTGCGCGTCAATCCATGCGTCGAAGGCGTCGGTGTCGATATAGACGCGCTTGCCGATGCGCACGGTCACGCCGTGGTCGGCCATGCCGTTGTGCGCTTCGTTGAAGATCCACCAGCGGACTTGCGCTTCGGTGAAGGGGGAGCCGTCCGCGAACGCGGAAACGGTCTTCAGCTTACGGGCCATCTCTGCTACCTCGTTAATGCCCATTGCTGGGCGGTGCGGGTAGCGTCTGAAATGGATGGTCAGGTAGTGAAACGTCCCGGTTTGCTACCTGCTCCGCTCGCGTCGATTCCTGCCGCGCTGGCCTCGGCCGGTATGCTCCAGCACCATTTGCTTGATAGCCCCTTCCGTGGTGTGAAATGACTTCGCCAGCTTCCGGTAAATCTCCGTGTCACTCTTAGGCGCGCCGCGTCCGTTCGGATTCTCCATGACGCCCTTCAGGTAGTAGTAGTCCCGCATGACGTAGTAGCGGTTCGTCCTTTCTTCTGCGCGACGCTTCGGGTCGATTGCTTCTTCCGTGAACTGGTCAATCATCGGCGCGAGTACCGCGAAAACATCTGGCGGAATGTCACCCGCGATGCGCGCAGTTCGCCAGGCGCGCCAAAGATGCAAGGCATCGTGCGAATCCTTGTATAGCTGGATTTGCTCGACAATCGCGCTCCGATATAGCTGGCCTCCCAAGTGATCGGTTGCAATGCTCGGCATTGTTCCCGCTGCGAACTCGTAGAGTTTGCCGCGCTCGCCCGGCCCCTTGACGGCAGTCATGATTCCTCCCTCGACTTCTGCCGCTTCCGCAGTTCCTTGCGCAGCACGTCGCGGTATACGCTGCGCAGCGATTCCGACTTGCCGGCGCGCACTGCCATTATGGCCTTCGCTATTGCCTCCATCTCTTGCGCTGGAGTTGGTCGCGCCCCGCACATCGCCTTGTTGATTTCACACTGAATGATGGCTGGCACTAGGATTTCGTCGATTTCATCGCTCATCATTCTTCCTCCAGCTTCCCGGCGATGGTCGCCAGCGTCGCCCGGACATGCTCGGCGGACTGGTGCGAGTAGCGCCGCGCCATGACCAGCGTTTTGTGCCCTAGCGCATCGGCCACCTGCGCCAGCCCTGCGCCGCCTTGCGTCAGGTAGCTGGCGACGGTATGGCGCAAGTCGTGGAATCGGAAGTCGGCCAGCCCGGCGTTGGCGCGCACACGCTGCCACGCGCTATGCAGGCTCCACGGTGCGCCGTCGCGGTAGCCCTTGAAGACCCATCCTTCCTGCGTCGGGTCGCGGTCGTAGTGCGCCTGTAGCGTGCGCTGCGCCATGCCGACAACGGGGACATGGCGCGGCTGGCCGTTCTTCGTTTCGCGGATCGCCAGCGTCCAGTTATCGAAGTCCACGTCCTCCCATTTCAGCAGCCGGATATTGGACTGCCGCAGGCCGGTCGCCAGCGCCAGCACCACGCAGGTTTCGATATTTGGATCATCGTCGGTACGGCAGGCGGCCAGCAGCGCCTTGCGCTCATCGTCGGAAAGGAACCGGACGATGCCTTCGGATTCCTTCATCTTGGACACGCTCAGCACCGGGTTTTCGTGCAGCCAGCGCAGTTCCTTCCAGCCCCACTTGCACACGGCGCTGGCAGCGGCCAGATAGCGGTTGATCGTTGCGCCGCTCAGCGGTTGCTTGTGGCGGTTCTTCCGCTTGGCAATCTTGGCCTTCGCCTCGATGAAAACTTCGGGCTTCAGCTTGTCCAGCGTGACGAAGCCGTAATGGTCTTTCCACCATTCCAGCATCCGTTCCATGTGATCGGCGCTCAGGTTGTGCGCCTTGATCGGCAGGTACTCCAGGATGAACTTGTCGATCATGTCGCCGAAGGTGCGGCGGCGCTCGGCGGTCGTCGGGACATAGACGCCATGCCCTAGATCGGCCTCCACCTTCTTGGCCCACGCTTCGGCGTCGGTCTTCCGCTTGAACGTGCGGGAACGCGGTTTCTCTCCGCGCAGGCGAACCTTCGCCCGATAGCTCACGGTGCCGTCATTCGTGGTGCGCTTTTCGATGGTAGCCATTGGCGTGCATTGGTAGTTGTGTCCCGCTGTTGTCCCACGGAACGCAACGACACGCAAGGCCACTGCACTATGCGATTGATTCTGCTAGATATTTTCCAGCTACTCGCGCCAGAAGTGCCGGTTTTTAAGTCCCCTGTGTCTACC